TGGATGGTTATAATTTGGCAGAATATCTAAAATCTAAGGTTAATCTTGCCTTTTGTGATGCTGAACTTGTAGATATTTTGGATGATATGATCTATGTCAAGAAGTCTTTAGAAGATGAAATGTTGAAACAATGGGTTAAGGAAAACTTTTTGACCATATCAGATGATGTGGTTGGTAAGAAAGTTAATGTTAAACAGGGTTCTCGTAAGTATGAGAACCTCTACATTACTGGAATTAGACCAGACACTTATCAAGTGACGATTAGTGATAATATTAATGCAAAGGGTGGTCGTATCGTTGGATTTGAAAATGTAACTTTTGTTGACTAATATGAATGTAGACCAATTAATTAAACGACTACAAATGTACCCACCAGATTTACGGGTAGTTGTGCGTGGTTATGAAGGTGGATACAACGACGTTGATCAGTTTGAGACCATGAAGATTGTGATTGACTTTAATGAAGAATGGTATTATGGTAAACATGAAGATGTTGAGTCCCTTTACGGCAAAAACTCTGAACTGTTAAAGACCAACGCTGTTGACGCACTACGAATTGGATAATTTATGAGTTACTATACACTTACACAAAAGCAATATCCTTCTATTGAAGGAGATGAATCGGTTAATCTGTCTCAACTAGAGACATTCTATAAAAAGAATGTGTCGGATGAAAAAGATGATCATCCTTATTACATCGTTTTAGTTGGCAGTTCATCGACACTGAAATTTGCTGATCCAGCTGAACGTGATCGAGCAATGGAAGATCTAATTGAAGAAACAAAAAATATGAATAACACTGTAACGTCTGATATCAAAAACTTCATCAAGGAACACCGCCAAATCGTTTATTGGGTGGTACTTGCACTAATTGTTGACCATTTATTTTTGAACGGCCAACTTCGGTCCAAGATCAAGAACATCATTCAAGGTCTACTCAATAAGGCTGAAGCAAGCATCACTGGTAAGCCAGTTGAGACAATCGAAGTAACCACTAACCAGAACTAAAATGACCAAAGCAACCCTTGCATTTCTGTTGGGAATCTTCCTCGGAATGAATGGGCGTTGGCTTACTCACGCCTTCTATTTGATCATTATTGCGTGGCTGTTGCTCTGGCATTTTGCTTCGTGTAAATAATCATATTATGGAACAATTATTGGTTCACGTTTCTGGTTCTAAATTTTTATGAATTTGAGTTGACTTTCTGCAAAGTCATGGTAAATTAGACGTATGAAGATTGACATAGAAAAGGTTGACCTCACCCAATTTATGGTGCATGAACATTCACTTAATGGTGAAATTGTTTATTTGATTCAACCTCAACATATCGGCACCAAGTGGCATCAAGACAACAAGCACATGCGTAGTGTGGTTGTGAATTATGCTGGTGAAGTTATCAGTGCAGGCTTTCCAAAGTTTACCAACTGGGGCGAGAATCCTGAACACTTTCCAGTTCCCAATTCGTTGAATCATTGTACCGTGGTTGAAAAGCTTGATGGTTCATTGTTGATTGTTAGCAAGCATAACGGCAAATACATTCTACGTACCCGTGGAACTGTTGATGCTTCTACTATGGCTAATGGTCATGAGTTGGAAGTTTTCAAGGATACTATTCTCAAGACCCTTGATGTTTGTTTGCCCGTCGATATAAACGGTAGTTGGCACTATTCTATTTTGTTTGAGTGGGTTAGTCCTATCAACAAGATTGTGTTGAACTATGGTGATGAACCAGACTGGTATTTGGTTGGCGTGGTAAATCACGATCACTACTCTGTGTGGTCTCAATCCCGTTTGAATGAGATGGCCAATGAGTTTAATCTCAAACGCCCTCCTACCTATACTTTTTCTGGTGTTGAAGATCTGTTAAAGGATGTTGACCAATGGAGAGGTAAGGAAGGTGTGGTTGTTTATTCAAAGAATGACCAAATGCTTCACAAGGTAAAGGCTATGGATTATCTGATTAAACACAGATTTAAGTCTGAAGCTACTTTGGAAAATACTTTAGATTTGTATTTTAATTATGATAAACCATCATATCAAGAGTTTGCATCTAAGTTGACTGAAACTTTTGATTATGAGTGTTTTGAAATGGTAAGAGGATATGCGTCTCAAGTATGTGATGCTTCTAAAGAAGTAAACAAAATTGTTGACGGATTTAAATCATTCATTGATAATCAATTAAAATCATTATCAACCCGTAAAGAACAAGCTCAAAAGGTAATATCATCATATTCAGAATCTAATAGATCCTCAATGATATTCTCATTGCTTGATGGTAAGAACCTAACTACGGATCAACAAAAAAAGTTGTTCTGGCAAGTATTGAAAAAATAACATAAAGTAAAAAGAGTTTGGTATTTGACAATGACCATACATATTTATTATGTATGGTCATTTATATTACTACTAATCTAATCAATGGAAAATTCTACATAGGAAAAGATGTCACAAATAATCCATCTTATTTAGGATCTGGTTTACTATTAAAAAAAGCAATACGGAGATATGGTATCAATAATTTTAAAAAAGAAATATTAGAGATATGTGACTCACAAGAATTATTGTGTGAAAGAGAAAAATATTGGATTAATAAATTTAAATCAACGGATAGAAAAATAGGGTATAATATTGCAGAAGGTGGAACTGGTGGTGATACTTTTACAAATTTATCAGAAACAAAAAAACAAATAGTTCTTAAAAAACGAGAATCATCTATGCGTGAAATCCGTAAAACCAAAGAATACCGTGATAAATTGAGCAAAAGAACTAAAGATATGTGGATGGATGATTCCCACAAAGAAAAAATATCCACTAAGATGAAAGGTAGGAAAATAGACTGGGCTGATAAAATATCAAATTCTATAAAAGAATGGCATAAAACTAATCCAATATCAGATGAATCAAGAAAAAGATCAGCTGAAAAAGTTAGTAAAAAAATGAAAGGTTATGAGTTTGTTACGATTCCAGAAAATATTCAAAATGAAATCATAAATCTGTATCAAAGTTATGGTCCAAAGTTGATTGCGAGTAAAATAACGGAAACTGGGTATCCCATTAGTAATTATATAGTGACACGGTTTTTGAAAAAATCGGGTTTATATAAAAAATGGCAAAAAGGGATAGGTAATAAAGAACAAAAAAATTCTTCTATATCAAGACGGGGTAAACTTAATCCAATGTGGAAGAATTAAATCAATGACCCCACTATTAATTTAGTGGGGTTTATTTTTTTGTTTCTATTTATTGTATATGATTATAGACTGGGCAATACACTACCAACAAAATAAACATTTACCATTGAATAAAATAATGGAGTCATACAACAGACTTTTGTTAGAATATCAAGAACAACTAAATTTAATAACACAACAAAGTTCACCAGTTGGAGCTGGACCAGGCGGTCAAGATACATCTACCGGTGAACCAGTATCAACATATGGTGTGATGAATTTTAATGGATCTGCATTTGCTATAGTACCTCCTGATGAAACAATGCGATTTGGTACTAGTCCATTTACAATTGAATGTTGGATAAATTTCAGTGCAAATCCTGCTTCAGCCGGTTATTATTTCATAGAACCTACATCAGGAATTCTATATGGTATTGGTAATTACGGTGGATATTTTTCTTGGTTTAGATCTGGAGCTGCTCCAACATCATTTACTGATTGGACACTCAATCAAGCTGGATCTGGTAATATTTTATCATTATCTACTTGGTACCATATAGCAGTAACTAGAGACGGTACAAATACAATTAGATTTTATGTAAACGGTACTGCTTCTACAACGACTGCTAATGATCCAAATAATTATTTACCATCAACCAATGGATTAAGAATTGGTAGTACATATAGTCAAGGTTTGAACGGTAAGATTTCAAATTTCAGAGTAATAAATGGTACTGCACTTTATACAGAATCATCATTTGTTGTTCCATCCCTACCTCTAACAGATGTAACAAATACCGTTTTATTAATGAAATCTGTAACAAATGCAACTGTTGTATCAGATTCAAGTACCTATGCCAAGTCAATTACAAATACATCAGTTACTTGGACAGATGGACCAATAGTTTATCCATAAAATACTTTAACATTAACCCCACTATTAATTTAGTGGGGTTTTTATTTTTTTGTATATATTTATATTTAACACAAAGGAACATTTTTAACTATGAAGAAAGACATTTTAAATGAAACATTTAATAAACATACATTTTTATTGAAGAAAAAGTTGTATGAACAAGGTGTAATCCAACAACAACCAATTCAAGAAGTTGAATTAGAAGAAGGATTGAAAGATATAGCACTTGCTACCCTTCTTGGATTAAGCACATTGTTTAATATGACTGGTAAAGCAGATACCTCTACTACAGGTCAACCAACAGTTTCCGCTAGTAGTGAACTTAGCCGTGTTAAAAGTGCAAAACAAAAAGCAGAAGGTGTAGCCACTGAAATAGCACAAAGATTGAACGGTGGTGATGATATTAGTAAATCCACTGCAAAAAGAATTTTAGATGATGTAATTAAATTTAATAAAACAAATAAATTTGGATCTAAAGCTCAAATGGACTATGCAGTTGAACTTGCTGCATCAAATGATCCAAATCTATATTCTGGTATAAATATAAAACCACGTAATACATCTGAATTAATATCTCAAACAGCTCTTAAGGATTATATATCAGTGAATGATTCTGAAATATTAGAAAAAATAAACACTACGGTTCAAGAAATTGCACAATCATCTAAAGACGCTTTAGTTAAAAAAGCGAA